ATAAAGCTTTATGCAAATGCAGGGATTTGAGGCAGAGGAAATTTCAGAAGCTATTCAAGATTATGAAGACGCTGGACTTTTACTTAAGAACTCAGAAAGAGCAGTTAAGAAATTAGCAGCACATCAAGTCAAAGAAAAAGAAAGTTTAGTAAAACAACAGCAAGAGCAAGCTCAAGAAACTGCAAGACAGACTCAAGAGACTTGGGGTCAGATTGGATCTATCATTAATAAGGGTAGACTAAGAGACTTTACAATTCCTGAGAGTGACAAAAAAAGATTTTATAGTTGGATGGCAACACCAGTTGATAACAAAGGGAGAAGCCAACGACTTATAGATAGAGAAAAACTAGATCAAGAATCCATATTAGCAATGGAGTACCTTATGTATAAGGGTCTTGACATATCTAAGTTAGTAAGCGCCAAAGTAAATACAAAGCAAGCGGCAAGTTTGAAGGCTAAATTAAAATCAAGCAAGCCAACTGCTTCTAGAAGAATGAAAGGCAATAAAGGAGGATATAACAAGTCTAGTAATGGACGACCTAATATTCCAACTTTAGACAAGCTATTAGGGTAAACGCAAATTTTTTAATTTTTAATCTTTAATATTTATTTATCATGGCAGCAGACAACGCAAAAAGACTTCGTTTATACGAAGATTTCTTCAACGCTGAAGGAATGACAGATGAGAACTCGTTAGCGAGCGCTCTTCTTACTCAGCCTGATGTACTTTCACCTGTGATCACTCACTTGGCAGGAAAAGAAGACAAGAGATTCCCTCTTTCTTTTCTTACTGAAGGAACTGGTTCAGTAAAGTATATCAACGACATTGAGTACGATTATCCAGTAATGGGTAGACTAAACAAAGCAGTTAGATCTAGTTCACTAGTTTCTGGATCAGGTGCAAATTACACAAGATTTAAAGTAGCATTTGATAGCAAGTGGTTTATCAAACAATACATTATTGAAAGTGAAAACGGAATCCAGGCGAGAGTTATGGAAGATCCATATGAAAACGCAAGTGGACAGTGGGTATACACTCTACAATTGGTTACTGCAGATGAGTCTGATTCAATCTCATCATCTGACGTAGCTGGTAAAAACTGGGTACAATTATTCGCGCCAACAGCGATCTCTGGATCAGTTGGTAACGAAAGCAACTGGGTTGCTCCATCTAAAATGAGAAACCAGATTTCTCTTATCAGAAAATCTTACCGTTATGAAGGTAATGCTCCTGATAGAGTTGTAAACTTTGAATTTAACGTAGACGGTAGAAAAACTGCTCTATGGTATGACTTCGAAGAATATCAGCACATGCTAAGATGGAAAGAAGAAACTGAATACGCTCTTTGGTATTCTAAATACAACAGATCTTCTGAAGGTATCATTCACATGAAAGATGACAACGGAAAACCAATTCCATTAGGTTCTGGTGTATTAGAGCAAATTCCTAACGTAGATACTTACTCTACATTAACAGCTACAAAAATCAAGTCTGTAGTAAGAGATGCATTATATGGTGCTTCTGATGCTCAAGACATGAACATTGTATTGTTTACAGGTTTAGGTGGTATGGAAGAATTCGATAACGCAATGAAATCTGAACTAAGTTCTGGTACTTATATCAAGAACACAGATCCTTCTAACTTTGTTACAGGGTCAGGTTCAAGCTTGCAGTTAGGTGGTTTCTTCACTTCATACAGACACATTGATGGTCACACTGTAACAGTGAGACACTTGCCTTTATTTGATCACGGTGCAAGAGCATTGAATAGTCCAAAACACCCAGTGTCTGGATTACCAATGGAATCTTACAGAATGATCTTCTTAGATATGTCAACTTACGATGGTGAAACTAACGTACAGATGGTATCTAGAAAAGGTAGAGAACTAGTAAGATGGGCAGTAGCAGGTGCTTCTGTTCCTCCAGGATTCAACAGCGGTAACTCTTTAAGAGCTAACGACGTTGATGGTGCATCAGTACACTTTATGAAAGAATGTGGTATCGCAATCAGACGAGCTACAAACTGTCTACACCTAGAATGTGTAAAATCATAAATTTATAAGCAGTCAGGGGAGTAGCAATGCTCCCCTTTACTGTTTTGTTTAACATAGAAAATAAAATCATGAGTTCAAGAAAAGTAGTTTTAAAACGAAAAGCTAACGCAACAAATTTACCGGAACACGTTTACGCAGAAGCTAAACGAAAAATAGGTTCCACTTTTTCTAAAAATGGAGACACTCTAACAGGGTTAACATTTGCAGAACAAAAAAAATATATGCCTCAAATTATTGGAGTTGATTCTAATGATATCAATTTTATGAAAGAGGTAAAAAAATACTTTCATAACATGACTGTTACTATCGAATCTAGAGGAACAGATTTAGAAGTAGGAGTAGATGAAAGTGGTGAGCCATTAAATTTAATGGATTACATCAGATGGAAGTTCGCATGCGCGCACCCGTACGTAGCGCGTGATGAAAATGAAATGCGATCTAATAGAGGGTACAAGTATTTTATCTATGATACCGAAATTGAGAAAGTTAAAAAGCTATCTGGAGTTAAGAAAAGAAAAGAAGCATACAAAGAATTTATTAAGGTTACCTCTAATCCATCTAAAATGGATCAACTATTACAGGTTTATGGATATGAGCCTAAGACAATGGATGAAGCACAAAAGGAAATTACACTAGAAGGAGAAGTAGAAGCTGATCCTACACAGTTCCTTGGATATGCTACAGACAAAAACTTAGAGCATCAAGCATTCATTAACGACTGTATTACAAGAGAAGTCCTACGTAAAGTAGGTAACACTATATTAAATGGAGATGTCGCTTTAGGAGACTCTATGGAAGAGGCTATCTTGTTTATAAAAGACAAGAAAAACTCGGATGTATTAACAACCTTAAAAGCACGTCTAAAAACTTTTAGTTAATTATGACGGTAGCAGAAATGCATTTTGCTGTAGAACAAGGACTACAAAAAGTAGGTTCTAATTCCTTTGATACTTTTTTACCAGAGGAATTGGACTTTGCTTTAAATAAAATGCAAGAGCGTTTTGTAAAACAACGCTTTTGGTCAAAATCAGATCCAAAACAATCAGGGTATTATGGTACACAAAAACGTATAGACGATTTGCGTGTGCTTACAGTATTAGATTATAGTGATGATGTTGCGACTATGGACGCAGATGTCGATCATGAGGATTTTGATTTACCAACTGACTACATGTTTTTAATTAACTCAAGAGTTAAACTATATTATGATGATTGTGGTAGAGCTAAACTAGGAGCAGATACTGACGCAGGCGAAATTGAAATAGAAGTAGACAAGTACAAAAAAGAAGTTGTTCTACGAATTGTTGAGCCTGATGACGCATATAATTTGCTTGCAAGTCCTTTTGCACAATCAACACATAAAAGCCCGATGGGTATAATTTCTGATACGTTTATAAAAGTATTTACGAACAAAAGGTTCCTATTAAAAGGTGTAGGCTTAGATTACATTAGGGAGCCGTCAGAAATTTCCTTATCTTCGAACCAAGATTGCGAGCTAGCAGAACACACACACCAAGAGATAGTAGATTTAACAGTTAAACATTTATTAGAAGCCACAGAAGCTCCGAGGTACCAAACTAATTCAATAGAGGGATCTCAATCTGAGTAATTAATTTAATTTTTAATCTTTAATATTTATTTATCATGGCAAAAAAAGAAGTCCTAATCATCAACAGTGATGTTGCTGCAAGTTCAGCTTTTGAAGCAGCTAAATTTGGTTACGTCAAAGATGGCGCAACTTTTTCAGCTGATTTAACAAGCGGAGACGACAACGCATCATTATTCTACGGTACAAAAAACGTAGGTCCAATCAGCGAAGGTGACATTAAAAAAGTTACTGCTATTGCGTATAGCGCTGGTACAGCACAATCTTCTACTGCAACAATTGCATTAGATTCAGGTAGTGCGTACGTAAAAATTATTAATACTACTAAAGGTACTATGAACCTTCCAGTAAAGACTTTCGAAGGTGCAAGTGCTGCAGCTATCGAAGCTCTTATGGATATCGAGTTTGCAAAAGTAAGCTCTGAATTTTATGGTTTTGGTGCAAGTGTTTCAGGTGCTGATATTACAATTACAGCTCCAATCGATTCTCATTTTAGATTAGCGGGTAATGACTCTAGTTCATTTGCTTACGGTACTGCTGCTGTTCCTTCTGTAGGAACTGAGGCTAAAGTTGCTGAAGCTGAAAAAGCTGGATTCATTGACGGTGGTTTATTTGGTCTTGGTGGAACAAACATCAAACAACCGGTATCTACAGTATCTGGAAATTACGATTTAGTTCTAATTGAAGGAACAAAAGTTTCTCAATCTAAAGCAGTAGGTAATGCTAAAAACTACGATAATTTTATTATTGAAGTTTATGTAAAGGATGGTAACGCTACAGTTACTCCAGCCGCTATTTTAGCTGAGGTTGAAAAACTTAAATAAGCATAATATAATTGTTTGTTAGTTTTTATTGTTAGTTCAAAGGAGGGGGCGGTCAAAACTGTCCCCTTTTTTTGATCTAAAAACTTGGTAAACAGAAGAAAATTTGGTATAGCACCTATATTTTTCTTATTTTTGAGAAATCCGTAAAACAATCAATCGTGAAATTAGAAGACATAATTAGAGAAAAGCTCCAAGAAAATCCAGATTTAAGTTACAGTAAAATAGCAGAAATAGTACAAGACCATCACATGGGAGATATGTTCTCTCATAGAACACTCAGAAGAAAAGTTGCTAAGGTAGCAAAGCAAAGTACAGCAGAAGACACTAGAGTACCAACAACATACAATTACAAAGGTGAAAAACCTATAACCTCTTTAGCAGAGGCAGTAGAGTTTTTTCGCATTGATTTAAAAAAATTCGAAGTAACTGGTTACACATGTAACGCGTGGGATGTTACTTCACAAAAAGGAAAGAAGACTAACTATCAAGTTAAGCTTACTTTAAAACCACGTGAAAAAGAAATTGACTATCTAGAACTTAGGAAAAAACTAGATTCTGCGATATCTACAGCAAATATAAAAAGAACGCCTGGCACTAATCATGGAGTTCTTTGTCTGGCAGATTTACATATTGGAGCAGATATACAGAAACTAGCAAAAACCCAAGACTTTAATTACAAAACTGTAATTAAGTATTTAAGACAGATAGCTGATAAAGTAAACGAGCGAGGATATGAAAAGGTATCCATAATCTTCCTAGGAGACTTTATAGAGTCTTTTACGGGACTTAATCACATCAACTCATGGAAAAGCATGGGGAAAGGATTATATGGGCACCACGTCGTTATTTTGGCTTATGAAATATTAAGAGACTTTTTAGCATCAGTTAATAATTTAACTAACGTGTATATGGTTGCAGGTAATCATGATAGATCTACCTCAGATGCAAAACACGATAACGAAGGAGATGTTGCTGGACTGTTATCTTACATGGTTAAACAAAGCTATTTAAATAGCAATGTTAATGTAGAATTCTCTTCTATTATTTTAAACAGAATGATAGATGGTATTTTTTACGTAATGACACATAACCACCACGGAGTATCAAAAGGAGATATAGGTAAAGTGTTTTTCGAATATGGAGATCAAAAATCATATAATGTTTTACTAGGAGGGCATTGGCATTCTAGAAAATCAAAAAAGGTTTTTCATACTTTAAACGAAACATACCTAGATCAAGCAAACTATCGAGCTGTAGATATTGCCCCATTGTTTACCGGGAACTTCTACAGTGAATCAAATGGATGGACCAGTAACGCTGGGTTTAGTTTGATTGAAAACAATGGAAGTGGTAAACCTAATATTTTTGATTACTCTTTATAATGGCTGCAGGATCTCATAATTTTAAAATTGAACAAGGCACTACTTTTAGTAATACAGTTACTTATAAGCAAGCGGATGATACTCCAGTAGATATTACAGGAGCTACTATTACTTTAAAAGCAAAAGACAATAGAAGCGATACATCACTTGTTGTTGACTTAAGTGTAGGAAATGGAATAACTATTACAAATGCAACTCAAGGTGAGTTTAGTATTAGTATACCCTCTTCTACTACAGCTGGTTACACGTGGAATAGAGCTGACTTTGATTTAGATCTTACATTATCCTCTGTTACATAAAGACTGATATCAGGACAAATACAAATTATTAAATCTGTAGCATAATGGCTAAGTACGTAAAAATATCCACACCTGCAAATAATGAGGTACATGTTAATTCCTCAACTAAAAATAAAATCGTAACTTCGCAAAACCAAGTGGTAGTCACCAGTGTAGGTACTCAGGGACCTGCAGGAGTAGCGCAAAGTTCAGAAGTATTTACTCAGGCAATAGCCTCTAATGAGTGGACAATTAATCACTCTCTTAATAAAAAACCATCAGTAACAGTAGTTGATTCAGCAGATACAGTAGTTGTTGGAGAAGTTTCTTATGAAACAAACTCCAGAATAGTAATAAAATTTGAGGCAACGTTCTCGGGTAAAGCTTATTTAAACTAAATGTATAATATAATTAAAATAAATAATCATGGCTGAAATTAAACATCTTGTTGATATAAACCTTAATGGTAATCAACTACAAAACGCATCTATACACCCTCTAGGTGCTGCTCCTACTTCAAGTTTACAAGCAGGTCGTATATATTTTGATACCTCACCTTCGGATGAAGAGGACTATAGATTAAAAGTTTATAGTGGTTCTACAGGAGGATGGTTAGAAGTAGGCGATCCTGTTTATGACTCAACAGTAACTGTTACTGCAGGAACTCTTTTAAGTTTTGGATCTGGAGAAACTGGAACCTTTACTTTAAATCAATCTGCAGATAAATCATTTACAATTAATCACGATTCTGTAACAGCAACTACTACTACAGCAACTGCTGTAACATTAGGATTTGGAGGTAATTTTAATAATGTATCTACCTCTTACACAACTGAAGGTCACGTTGATACAATCACAACAACTAATGTTACTTTACCTAGTTTAGGTACAACTTCTACTACAGCATTAGCTGGTGATACAACTGTTGATGATATTAGTAATGTAAACTTATTAGCTAGATTAGCTGCTTTAGAATCGACTGGTGGCACTGCAGATCAAAATATTACAATAGGTGCGGATTCTGGTGATACTATTGTTATTACGGGTAACTTAACTGTATCAGGTACAACTACAACAGTTAACTCAGAAACAATTAATCTAGCAGATAATATTATTACTTTGAATAGTAATATAGCTGGTAACGTTGATCCTACTCAAAATGCAGGTCTTGAAGTTCTTAGAGGTAATGAGTCTGATGTACTTATTTACTGGAATGAGTCTACAGACAAATGGATGCTAGATGACGGTACTGCAAAAGTTATTGCTACAGAAGGTAACATTGCTTTAGGTACTGATACTACTGGAGACTATGTTGCTACTATTACAGGTAGTACAGGTATTGATTCTTCTGCCGCAACAAGTGGTGAAGGAACTACTCACTCTTTAACTTTAGATCTAAATGAACTAACTGCCGATACAGGAATAGTAAGTTTAGCAGGGGTAGGTGCAAGTAACGCTACTAAAAAATTCTCTATAGGTACTGTAGTTGCAGAAATTCTTAGTGACGTAAGTGCAAGCACAACTGTAGGAGATGATACTGAAACTGTTTTTTATATAGATCATGGACTTGCTTCTAATAAAGTAATAGTTCAATTATTTGATGCTACTGGTAACACTGTTATTGCAGATGTAAGACGTGGTGTAAGTGATGGAAGTGATACTGCATCAACTGACCACATAAAAGTTAGTTTTAATGAAGCTCCTGCATCAGATGAACAAATTACAGTTTTAATACAAAAAGTAGCGTAATAACGCTCTTTTAAATATTTAGTAAATTATGGCACAAAAGTTCTTAACGGATATAGAAGTTTCTGGTAAATTATTTACTACAGATATTGTTGGTGTTGGGACCTCTGACCCTTTAGCTAAAATGCATGTAGATTCTTCTACTGCGTTTTCACTTACATCTGTATCTGGAGATACATTATTTCTATCAGACATCACAAATGATTCAGTATTAAATGGAGTTGGTGCTTCTATAGGATTTAGTGGACCCCAAGCAATACAAAGACAAGCTGCTATTGCTGCTTTAAGAACTGGCGATGATCACGATCGTATTGGTTTAGCTTTTTACACTCATCCAGGTACTGGTAATGATGAGACTATTGTAGAAAAACTCCGTATTCGTCATGATGGAAATGTTGGTGTAAATGCTTCAGATCCGTTAAGAAAGCTTCACGTAGTTGGTGATATGGCAGTAAATGCTGCTACTACTGAATATTATGGAGTTTTAATGTCAGGAGGAGAAGGAGCTGATCCAAAAATTACAATTGGAGATTGGCATAATTCAAGCGGTACTATACAATGGGATTCATCAGGTAATTACCTTCGTATAGATTCACAACATTCAACAGCAAACTCTAAAATAGTATTTACTGGAAATGATGGTGCTAATGAATATGCACGCTTTGACAGTGATGGTAGATTTTTAATAAACACTACAACAGAATTTTCAAATGCTGCTATAACAGCAGTAGGTCTTAGTGCTACAAATGTAGTTGCTGCTTTTAAAAGTACAGACAACCAGGCTTGGATTAGCGTTCAGGATGATGATAGTGGTACTTATGGTGCGCTGTTTGGAACTGATAGTGACCTTGGAAGAAATATTATTCTAGCAGATTCTAGTGCTAATGTAAGGTTAGCTATCGATGGATCGGGTAATGTAGGTATAGGAGACAATGCTTTAGACACTCCTGGAGGTGATAAATTACATGTAGATGGTACTTTAAGAGTAGGTCCTTATTTTACAGAAAGCGATAGAGACCATATAAAATTAATTCCGCACGGAACTGATACTAAAATATCTTCTCCAAATGAAAGATTTCATATAGAAAATCCTAGCGGGCATATAGTTCTCACACCTGCTACTTCTGCAGGAGTTGGTATAGGATTAGATGACCCCGATGCTAAGGTTTCTATTTATCAAGATGGAGGAACTGTTTTAGATGTACAGGGTTCTGACGGACAATTATTTTCTGTTACGGATGATTTGACTGGAGATTTATTTTCAGTATCAGACGTATCAGGTATGCCTATATTTAATGTAAATTCATCTGGAGCTATAACTTTTGATGGTTATATTCCTGATAATAATAAACTAAAGTTTGGAAATTCAGGAGATTTAGAAATATATCACAATGGTAGTCATAGTTATATTGATGGTACTACTACAGGTGACTTGTATCTTAGATCTATAAATGATGATGTGGTAATTCAAGCTGCTGATGACGTGTTTATATATACGCAAGGTGGTGAAGATGCTATTATAGCAAGAGGAGATGGTGGGGTTGAGCTATATCACAACAATGCTAAAAAGTTTGAAACAACAAGTTCAGGTGTTGAAGTACTAGGTAGTATAACTGCATTAGCTGCAAGTGGTCATGACTTTATGCTTGGCAATAGCAATAATACATCTACAGCTGATACCACTGGATTTCGAATGCATAATTCATCAACTTATGATGATGGAAGATACGCTCACAGGTTTAGAAAATATGACCACGGAGGTGGAATTCCTTTATATATAGATAGTTCTGGAGGTACAGCAAATGTATTTACAGCATTAGCAAGGTTCGGTACTTATACAAATGAAGATAAAGCTTTTGAAGTATTTGGAAAAGCTAAAGCAACTCATTTTTACGGTGATGGTAGTAATTTAACTAATGTCCCAGTAGGTACTCATAATCATGATGGGGATTATATACAAGATGGTGGGACAACTGCTATAAGTAATATAAATACAATTGGTACAGCGTCTATAAAACACAGATGGAATAATGTAACTACAGGTAGACCTGCTGCACCTCAAGCCAACGAGTACGGAACTGTAACTACACTTACTTATGATTCTTCTTATGCAACACAACTTGCTTGGGATATACATGCAGGAAACTTATATGGAAGAACTTTAAACCTTAGTGACGATACAGGAACCTGGGTAAAATTTGCAAAAGATGGAGACTATGTTCCAGCCTCTGGAGGTACTTTTGCAGGAGGAGTTGTAAATATAAATACTAACACAAATACTAATACATTAAACGTATCAAGAAGTGGCGGTAACTCTACACAGGTAATGAAAATTGGAGTTACTGATACTGTTGCTTCATTTAATTATATTGAAGATACATCCAATGAAGGTACTGGTAATTTTGGTCAGTATCAATTTAAACTAGGAGGTAACGATGGAGAAACTACTGTTACAGGGTTAACTATTACAAAAACAGGTATAAGTGCACCAAACTTCTCAGGATCTTCGTCAGGCGCGAACACAGGAGATCAAACAGACATATCAGGTAATTCTGCTACGACTACACTAGCAGCAAATTCAAGCAAACTAGGAGGTTATACTTTAGCTCAAATAGATCATGCTGAAGCGTTTCATACTTTTGACAATATTGATGCGGCTTCAACTCAAGCAAAAAGATATCACATAGGTAGACTTTATGGATGCCCTGCGCATTGGGACGGAAACTGGCAAAACATAGAATTTAATGTTACTGCTGAAAGCTACGAATCAGGTCACCTTAGATATAGATTGATGGGAGATTATGGCGGATCTGGTAGTCAAGCTAACATGATGGATTTATATCTAAAAGAAGCTTCTGGACCAATGGTTGGAAGATTTAGATTTGTTTTAGGCACTCCTGTAGATGCAGGCTGGGATCATTCAGGTCAAGATACTTTCTATGTAGATCTTTATGCTGAAGCAGCACATTATAGTCAATGGAAAATAAATATAAAAACATACGGTCACGGAACACAGAACTCTAATCCAACATCGGGCGGAGCAACAACTGTTTTTTATGACTCACCGACTGTAAGCAATGTAGAAACGTTTAACGAAGGTCATCTTGCAATTCATCATTTAGGAAATGAAATATACCACGAAGAGCATAAACCTACTCCCGCAGAAATAGGCGCAGCTGCTGACACAGTAGTAAACCAAACAGACTTTGTATCTGCAGCTAGCGGTGGAACTTTTGGAGGAAGCGTAACAATAAAACACGCATCCTCACCAAGTCTAACTTTTACTGATGATTCTCCTGATCCAGACAATATAGGAAAAATAGATGTAGCAAATACCTACATGACTTTTGCGCTTGATTCTGCTGATGGTATCGCTTCTTCGAGAATGCGATTTCAACTTGATGGTTCAAACGTTGTTGAGTTTCTTCCTAATACAACTCATTTTAGACAAACAAATCTTAACCTTACAAACGCTTCTACAAGTAGTTTAAATTTCAGAAAAGAGGCTGCAATAACAGCAGGAGACGATATTGGAAAAATAAATTTTTCCTCCACAAACGGTGAGGGTACTAGTTATGCTACTGGTGGTAACATTATTTACGAAGGAGATGGAACATGGGATTTATCTAGTATAAACAATGCTCCAACTAGAATGAAGATTCAATTAAGAAATTCTTCTGGTGATTTAGCAAACGCTATGATGCTTTCTAGTAATCTTAATGCTAACTTTTATGGTGACTTAGCAGTTGCAGGTAATTTAACTGTCAGTGGTACTACTACGACATTAAACACTGAAACAGTAGAAGTAGAAGATAATATTATAGTATTAAATAAAACCCAGTCCGATAGTTCAGCAACAGCAACTACTTCTGGGATATCTATCTATAGAGGGTTAGATGCTAATGATGACGCTGTTACACAAGCAAGTTTAATATTTGATGACGGTGATGATACTTGGGATTTAACTAATGATTTAACTGTTGCAGGGGATGTAATTGGTGCTTCTTTTGCTGTACCTAGTGGAGCGTCTACAGGATTTTTAAAAGCAGATGGATCTGTAGATTCTACAACATACTCTGGGTATACTTTTGGCGCAACTGACTTAACTTTCTCAGGAGCAGATCCTGGAGATATAGTTTGGAGAGACGCAGATGGTGACGAGGTTCACAGAATATGGTCTGGTTCTAATGATTACTTGACATATAGAAATAATGTAGGTACTACATATGAACTAATATCAGCGGGCTCTACTAGTTATAATAATGGAGATTGGGATAATGCATTTACACATGCTGAGTCTACTCACGCACCAACTGACGCAGAAGCAAATGTTTATTCAACTGCTTCCGAACTTTTAACAGGGCTAAATACTTTAACAAATCCTATATTCACTGGTGGCTTATCAAAAAAGAATACAAGGTACCATAGCGGTATAACTTCGGAATATCCTTTAGGTCATTATTCTCCAGGTGAAACTCTTTTTGAGATTGATCCAACTTGGAATGATGCTGAATTAAAATCATATTTTAACAGTACTAATGTTAGTTGGGCTACGGAGGCAAATGCACCAGGAGGTTATTCTATTTACATAAATGGGAATGTAGGTGTAGGATCAGCCTATTCATCAGGGTTTCCTTTAATTCCAATTGATGAAGACGCAACTTATTATCAAGAGTGTTGGATTAAAAACGCAGGATCTGGACAAACCCATTATATGGGCTCCACAGATATAGAAGCAGACCTTACATACCCAGATTCTGGAGCAGGTAACCCTGGTTCTTATGGATATTGGGTTATGTCAAATCAAAACCCAACTACTACTTGGACAAAAGTTAGTGGATATATTACAGGGCATCATGCTTCAAACACAGGTGCATTTGAAACAAACGCTACTTATTTTTCTCCTTTGGCTTTATTTAATTGGGGAGCAGGAACAGGAACAAGAGCATGTTACATATCAGGATGGAAAATTATAAGAGTAGATAAAGTAGGAGATAGAATATTTCAAGATGATGTACAAGTTAAAGGTAAACTAGAAATACACACTTTAGATACTAATACTGGTTCTAACACTGCTTTAGTTATGAATAATAACGAAGTAGAAAAAAGGGATTTAGGATCACTTGCTTTTAGTAATGCCACAATACCTACAGTTGCTGGAGTTTACTTGCCACTAGCTGGTGGAACAATGACTGGTGATATACGTATTGAAAATGGTGGTCCAAAAATATACTTAAAAGATACTACTGACGATGATGATCAAGCAATATATTTCCAAAATAATGCTGGTACTACTGAATATGTAATATCAACACAGGATTTTACTCAAGATGGTCTTGCTGACGGTATGTTTATTGGTTCTATTAGTAGTGATGAACTAGGTTTAGTAACCAATAACACCACTGCATTATATATAGATACTTCTCAAAACTCTAAGTTTTTTGGTAACATAAAAGTAAACCAATTTGGTTTAATAGACTTTGTTCAAAACACAGATGTAGACACAGGGGCTGAAACAGTTGCTGAGGTATCTATGGCAGATTACACAGCGGCTTTCTTTGACTTTGTAATTAAGAAAGGTACAAACGTAAGATCAGGTACAGTTTACGCCTGTCACGACGGTGGTTCACCTCCTGTTATTGAGTTTACAGAAACATCGACAAATGACTTAGGTGACACCTCAGATGTTACATTAAGTGTAGATAAAACAGGGTCTGGTGGAGGATCAAAGATGAGATTATTAGCAACAACAACTTCAGATAACTGGAGTGTTAAAACTTTAATAAGAGCAATATAATGGCAATATACAGAGGACCAAACATAGTAAACAAGAACTTAGTATTCGGTATGGATAATGGTTATGGTGTAGCTGATAATAACACGTCTACAAGACACGCTCAAGGGAAGCCTACTACTAATATGGCATCTATTGATTTAGCTGATTGGGGTATAGAATCTGGGGCAGCAAGAAATGCTACTGGAAATTACTATAAAGGTCAACCTACATATAATTGTAGATCTGCAGTTGGTTCTAGTTGGTTAGCTATAAATCAAACAATTTCTGGTCTTAGAACTGCAGCTGGATCTAGTGGTACAGTTACTATGAGTATTTTGGTTAGAAATAATTTTGATGCACAATTTGCTTGTTACGCTTACATGGGGCATGACTTTGGTAGCACGAGAACAATAGCGGCACACGCGGATTGGCAGCGTATACAATGGACTGTAAATCAGTCTAGCATGAATAGCGATTACGTGGAGTTTAGACCTTACACAAACAATACTAATATCTATTTAGAGTGTACAATGCCTCAAGTAGAAGTTAATGTAGGTACTGCAACTCCTTGGGTAGATGGCGAACGATCTAACACTGAGAGTATAATAGATTTAAAAAACTCTGTTGATTTAAGTGCAGCTAATGTTTCTTTTGATTCAGATGGTTTAGTAACTTTTGACGGTACAGACGACTATATAAATGTTGATAAAGACTTTGGTGATTTTAATGAATATACTATTGAATACGTAGTAAACACTACTACTAATGGTAAAATGCCTATAGCAGGTAGAACAAATACCAATTTTTATAAATATGGAGCATACAGTTGGAGATACAAACATGGCGGAACATTAGGAGAGTATTATCATACAGCAGGTTCTGTACAAGGATGGTCTCACTGGGTTATAACATATGATGGAGATCTTATAAAAGTTTTTCAAAACAATGTTAGTTTAGGAACAAATGGAGCAAGTTCTGGGGGTGCTGATTTTAGCGATGGATTTAAAATAGGTTCATGGTCATCTGCCTCGAGTTATTCTTTTAATGGTGATATACCTATAATGAGAGTTTACGATAGAGCTTTAACTTCCGCTGAAATAGAACAAAATTTTAAAATTTACAAAAAACGCTTTAATATATAAATTATGCAATTTAGAAACAGACGATGGTTAGTAATACCTACAACTATAATAGACGATATAGACTTTAATGAAATACGTGAACCAAATTCAGAGTCACTAAGACGATCTTTAAACGGAGAAAAAACTTTTATAAAGTACGATGTTAAAGTAGTACAGAAAACTTATACAGAGACATTTATAGATGAGATTACTGGAGAAGAAATTTCTGTTACAACAGAAGCAGGTATTTATGGAAGACCTACTATATATAGTGAAGACTATAATGAATACACTCATTCTGAAATATTAGAGTTATTATCAACTGAAGAGTGGCATACTAATGAATTAGAAGAAGAACAAGAATAACATGGCAACAGATATAGGAGCAAATATTGTAGGAGATGATTTAATTTTTGGGTTTGACTCAGGCTATGGCGTTGCAGACAATTCAACTGCTACTCGTTTTTATCCTGGTGAACCTACAGTAAATTACGTTTCAGACTCACCCAGTCAGGGTGGATGGTCTGGTGGTATTGATGTGCTTGATTCTAGTCAAAAGAAATTTAAATGCCATATATCTAATTTTAATGGAAGCCCAGGTGCTGGTTGGAGATCTTTTACTTGGAATATGAATGACCACAGTGGTTCTGATGTTACTATATCATTAGACTTTGAAACTGTAGGTCCTAATGGAACTATGGCTTGGATAATGGTGGGTCAAACAAATACACATACAAGTAACAATAGTGGTGCAGGTCAATACATGGGATACTCTGCTGCTAGTGAAAAAACAACAAAAACAACTACGTCTAAAGAAAGAGTCACATGGACTGGGACTATTGGAAGTACTGGTACAGCAAGTCAACCTTCAGGTCATATAGGTTTTACGATTTGGATAAACAACGGGGTGCCAAGTAATCAAGATGCATATGTAATAGTATCTAATGTACAAATAGAAAAGAAAGATCATGCTACACCTTTTGTTAACGGTACAAGATCAAGTACAGCTGGTTTAATAGACTTAAAAAAAACAAACAACATTAATATAACAAACGTAAGTTTTACTTCTACTGGTCAGCCTACTTTAGATGGTACCGACGATAAATTTGATGTTAATTTTCCAACACTTAGTTCTGACTTTGGATCTATAGAGGTAATAGTGGCAAGAAAAGACGAAACAACAAACTCTTTTATATTTGGCTCCGTAGGTGGCAGTACTAATAGATATTACTTAAGACACGCAGGCACAACATCATATGATGCTTGTAGAGGCAACCCTTTAGCAAACGCTTCATTTGGAGTTCTGACTGAAGATAAATTATATCATTTAGTTATGACTTGGGATCTTAATACAGTATATGCGTATACAAACGGAGTTTTTAGCGCAAGTACTTCTTATACAAATCCCGGTACAGATATTACAGGCGGTAATATAGGAAGGGGATCAGGAAATTATGTGATGGCAGATTTACCTGTTTTTAAAATATATGGTAAAACATTATCTGCTACTGAAATAAAACAAAATTATAACGCGTATAAAAAAAGATTTGATTTATAATGTATACAGGACCTCACTTAATAAAAGACGAATTACTATTTGGATATGATTCTGGATACGGTGTTGCAGATAATCACACAGTTACTAGATTCTATAAAGGAGAGCCTACAACTAATGGTGTTTCGCTAGCAGATTTTTTAGATACTAGCAATTGGACATCACACGGTTGGTCTGGGGCTATAGCTGTTTCTACAGATTACCCTAACACTTTAGAATTAACAGCAACTAATGGTTGGAGAACTTACTGTATAAATACCGGAATAACGAGTGGGGGTACTGTAACTGTATCATATGAATATAAAGCAAAATCAATTGAAAATACCTCTTCATATGTTTTAAATCTAAATGGTACTCACTTAGGTAGTTACACTAATGGTTTAGGTAATGGAACAAACGCAGATTTAAGATCAGGAGAATGGATAAGAGTAACTAAATCATGGACTGCTAATTCAGATGATAAGCTTGCAATAGGAGTTAGAGGGTCTGATGGTGCTAGTTTATCTGACACAATATACGTTAGAAATTTACAGGTAGAGCTTAATGATCATGCTACGCCTTACACAGAAAGTAGTAGATCTAGTACAGGTTCTTTAATAAACTTAGGCAGTAGCGGAGATATAAACGTTAATAATATTTCTTTTGATTCTACAGGTCAGCCGACTTTTGATGGGACAGATGATCAAATAGTACACGATCCAGGAACTTTTCCTAGAGATTTTAATGAAACATTTTCTATAGAGGTAATTTATTACGTACCTGCTTCTGCAGATTGGAGTGGTGTTACTCCAGCAAGATCTTCTACTATATTAGCAAGAGGAGGTTACGCAGGTGTATGGGGACTATGTAGATACTCAACAAATAACCTATTAGGATTTTATATAAGGACTGGTGCTGGTTCTAATACTTATGACATAAGCACAACTATTGAAAGAGATAAATACTATCATATAGTAGGTACTTGGAATGGTTCTAATAGAGCTGATTTGTATTTGAATGGAGAATTAGCACATTACGAAGTAAACACTTTTACTGGTACAACTTGTGACAATACAGGAAACATATTAATAGGAGGTGGGAACTCTTTTGGTGGTAGTAATGGAGGATACGTTGAAGCTAAAATACCTGTAGCTAAAGTGTTTAAAAAATGTTTAACAGCTACGGAAGTAAAACAAAACTTTAAAGCATACAAAAATAGATTTAATATTTAACCTGGAAAATGAAAGGTAATTATGGCAAATGAATTTAAAATAAAAAAAGGACTCATAGTAAGTGGGTCAGGAGGTACACTCTTAGACGTTCAAGGAAGCGTTGGACAAGTATTCTCTGTAACAGATAGTCTAACAGGAGATCTATTCTCTGTCTCAGATGTTTCTGGTATTCCAATATTTAATGTAAACTCAGACGGTACAGTAACTATTGATGGTAATATTCAATTAGCCGATAATGATAAAATACAACTAGGTGATTCTCAAGACTTAGAACTGTATCACGATGGTACACATAGTTACATAAGTGACAATGGTACTGGTGAATTAAAGTTCATTGCAAATGGTGCAACTAGATTTAGAATTGGTAGTGATGTAGCTTCTCTTACTGGTACTGATTTTGCAATTGCAGCAGCTAGAAAACTTTACCTTGATGGTCAAAGTAATACATACATAACTGAAAGTTCTTCTGATGTTGTGCAACATTACGTAGGTGGTGGTCTTATGTTACAATTACAAAATAGTTTAGCTACTATAAAAGGAACTTTGAGTTTATATTTTACTGATAGCGTTCCTGCAAATTTAGACTTTAGAAGAAACACAAATGCTGATTCTCAAATACTAGGAGATATAAAATGGAATACTAGTCATACTAATGGCACTGATGATAGAGCAGTTATAATAAGAGGTGAAACAGAGGGTGGAGGTGTTGATACTAGAGGAGGAAAAATGAAGTTCTATACCAGACAAAGCAATAGTACTAATTTCAATGCAACGACTTATGATAAGAGTGGTTCCTGGACTTTT